TCATCGATGCTCTGCGACATCCAGTGCCTCCCTGAGCAAGGGGATCAGCCGCCGTGGAATCCTTACGATCGTCTCATGTGTCGGCAGGGCCACGTCCCCGCCGCAGGCGGCCGCAGTCTCCTCGTCGACCCTCAGTCCCTGGAACAGCAGATCGGAGGTGGACTCGTCCACCCATGCGGCCGGTGAGCCGTGATCGCCGGACTCCGGGTCCTTGCCGACGAACCGTAACGTCATCTGTCCTCCGCTGGTCGGAGCCATCGGCCGGGCCCTTGGTGAGCCCGCCTGAAGCTGACTTCCCGGAACTTCCCCGCGTCGGCGTCGGTCACACGCGACAATCGACGCGTTGGCGTCGATCCTTCAACACTTCCGCCAGGTCCGAACGTGACCGGACCAGCCTCTCCGGCTCAAACGTCAATGCCCTTCACGTACTCCTCGAAGGGCACGGACGCCTCAACGGCGATGCGTTGGTACTCGATGAACGGCGCCGGATCGCCCTCGTACACCTGGCGGTTGATCTGCCGACCGTCCGGCTCGTAGTTCATGAGCACCACTTCCGAACGGTCGAACATCCAGAAGTCCTGGACCCCGGCCAACGGATTCGGCCCTTCGGTCACATCGAGGATCCGGATGTTCTCACCGGCCAGCGCGTGGACCGTGTAGTACCGGGAGAACTCGAACCGCAGGTACTCCGAGAGCGGGCGCGTCACGATGTGTACGCGCCCCTGGGGCCGACCCTCCGCGGCCTGTCGGCGCAGCCGATCGGCGTACGAACTCGTGACCGTGTGAGGGTCGATCCGCTTTCCCGCCCTGAAGGCCCGGAGCTCTTCCTCCTCCTGCGGCATGAGGTACTGCGGCAGGGCCTCAAGTCGCCATGCTTCATGCCGGAAGTTCTTGAATCGGGCGGCCCATTCGTCACCATCCAAGAACATGGACGGCCTCCTTCTGATGTCCCGACGGCCCTTTCGGCCGTCGACCATGACCGTACGAGAGGGCGCGGGGTGGCGTCCATGCGGCATCGGGCATATTCGCCTTGTCGCATAAAGCGGCGCCCCCGCCCGAGTGGGCGAGGGGCGCGGCGAGGGGTGTCACCAGGCGAACGACTCAGGGGAGGGACCCACCGGAGGGAAGATCTCGTCCAGGGACGACAGCAGGTCCTCGCTCAGGCTCAGGCTCGTCGCCCGTACCGCCGCGTCGAGTTGGGCCTGGACGCGGGGGCCGATGATCGGGCCCGTGATGCCGGGGCGGCTCAGGAGCCAGGCGAGGGCCGCCTCGCCGGGGTCCAGGTCGTGCTTGGCCACCAGGTCCTCGTAGGCCTGGATCCGCTCGCGCAGCGTGCTGTCGGCTAGGGCGCGGGCCGAGCGCTTCACGTCGCCGCCCTCGGCCTCCTTGCGCAGAACGCCGCCGAGCAGGCCGCTGGCCAGCGGCGACCACGGGATGACGCCGAGGCCGTAGTCCCGCGAGGCGGGGATCACCTCCGCCTCGGCCCGGCGCTCGATCAGGTTGTAGAGGCACTGCTCGCTCACCAGGCCGAGCGAACCGCGGCGCGCCGCCGCCTCGTTGGCCTTGGCGATGTGCCAGCCGCCGAAGTTGGACGAACCGGCGTACAGGATCTTGCCCTGCTGCACCAGCACGTCGATGGCCTGCCAGATCTCGTCGAACGGGGTGTTCCTGTCGATGTGGTGGAACTGGTACACGTCGATGTGGTCGGTGCCGAGCCGCGTGAGGCTGCCCTCCACCGCGCGCCGGATGCTGGCGGCGGAGAGGCGGTCGTGGTTCGGCCAGGCCGGGGTGCCGCCCGCCTCCATGCTGCCGTATACCTTGGTGGCCAGCACCACCTTGTCCCTGCGGCCCCCGCCGCGGGCGAACCAGCTGCCGACGATCTCCTCGGTCCTGCCCCTGCCCGCGTCGCCCCCGTACACGTTCGCGGTTCCAGACACGCGCGATTACCACCCCGAGAGGTATCCGCGTCATGGCTGCAACCGCGCTGCTCACCGAGCCTGAACACCCCGTGCGCTCCACCCCTGGCATGGAGACAGGTACCGCACGACCCGGAACGGATGGTGCGCCCGCCCCGATGCTCCGAGGGCTGCGGGCCATCCGGTTGTCGGTCCACACCGACGAGACGACCAGTCCGGAACGCCAACGGGAAGCGGACGACCGGGCCGCCCAGGAGAAGGGCATTGACTTCGGGGAGGGGGACGCGGTCCGCGAGGCGGTAGACCTCGGCGTCAGCGCTTCCAAGACTTCCCCCTTTGACCGTCCCGAACTCGGGGCATGGCTCGCGCGCCCGGATGATTTTGACGCGCTCGTGTTCTGGCGCTTTGACCGCGCAATCAGGTCGATGGTCGATATGCACGACCTAGCCAAGTGGGCCCGCACATACAGGAAAATGATCGTGTTCGCCGAAGGCGTTGGCGGCGGCGGCACGATGACGTTCGACTTCCGGAACCCGATGGACCCAGTAAGCGAACTCATGATGATGATGTTCGCGTTCGCCGCCCAGGTCGAAGCAATGTCCATCAAAGAACGCGTCATCGGGGCCCAAGCAGCGATGCGCGCAATGCCGCTACGCTGGCGCGGTTCTCGTCCTCCGTACGGTTACATGCCGGTCAAGCTGGAAGGCGGGGGCTGGACGCTCATTCCCGACCCCGACGCGGTGAAGGTCATTGAGTGGATCATTCGGGAACTCCTGACCGGGGGCAAGGACGGTAAGGGTAAGGCCGCGAGCCTCATTGCCGTTGAGCTGAACGAGAAGGGTGTTCCGAGCCCGCGCGACCACTGGGCCATCAAGCAGGGGCGGGAGACGGGCGGGAAGGCTGGCGCACCCCTGGGCCAGAAGTCCGAGACGCACAAGCGGTTCAAGTGGTCTGCGGTCACCATCCGCCGCATTCTCACGTCCCCGGCGATGCTCGGATGGAAGACACACCAGGGCAAGCCCGTGCGCGATGCGGAGGGGCGTCCGGTACTGGCCACCAACTCCCCGATCATGGACCGCGCCGAATACGACGTGGTGTGCGCCGTGTTCGAGCGGAGGGCCAAGGCGCCCAGGGAGCGGAAGGACTCAAAGTCCATGCTGCTGCGCGTGGCGCACTGCTCCGCGTGTGGTAGCCGGATGTACGTCAACCCCCGGAAGGATCGGAACCCGATCTATCGGTGCTCCTACTTGCAGCGTGGCATCACGTGCCCGGCGCCTGCGGGTGTCCGCGCCGACTGGGCGGAATCGTTCGTTGAGCGGGAGTTCTTGAGCGTGGTCGGGGACATCCCGGTGAGGGAGGTTCGCGAGATCCCCGGATACGACCCGGCACCGGAGATCGCCGCGACGCTGGCGGAGTTCGAGGAGCACCAGAAGCAGGAAGGGCGCCAAAAGTCCAAGGCCGCCGCTGCGGCGTGGCAGCGTCACGCGGACGCGCTTGACGCGCGCCTGGCGGAGCTGGAGGCCACGCCGAAGGTTGAGGCGCGCCGAGAGGTCATCGACACGGGGCAGACGTACGCGGACCTGTGGGCGTCGCGGGACGTGCAGGGGAAGCAGCGCATCTTGATTTCTGCGGGTGTCCGGTTGGACGTGCGCCCCGGTCGCGCTGCCGGTTGGAAGTCCGTGGACGAATCGCGTCTGCGCTTCACCCTGACCGGCGGGGACCTGGACGGCGTTCTTGAGGAGCTGCGGGCGGTCGCCCTGGACAACGCCGAGCCCGCGTCCGTCTGAACTCGTTGCTCGGGTCGCTGTGATCTGCCGCACATCACTGCGCGTCGTCCAGGGACAGCAGCGACCCGAGCAAGCGGAACCGAGCCCGCCAGCTCCCCACACAGCGTGGCGCCTTAGTAGCTCAGTGTCACATAGTGATGACGGGTGACGAAATGACAGAGAGTTCTGATCGCCCCTGCGAGAACGGGTGTCCTGCGCTTTGTGCGCTCAACCTCGTTCCACGGCCGGAACCGTCATCCGTCACCACCCGGGCGCCGGGCATCTGGCTCCTCCGGGAACCCGTTGCGCTCCCCTATGGGTGAGGGCGGGGGATACCGCGCACCCCTCGGACAAGAGAACAGGCGGACCGAGAACCCCGACCCTCCCTTTTGCTTCTCCCGTGAGGGAATTCAGTAGGGGCGTCCCGTGCGTGACTGACAGCACGCGCCCTTTGTAGCGGCCACTAGGGATTGCGCCCATAGCGCCGCAGGCTGCACGACGGCGGGACCCGTGCAGCCCCATCACATACCGGTTCGCGACCGGTAGTCGAATGCGTCGGGGTCGCTCTCCGCGTATTCGTGGGCCCCGGTGGTGTAGGGAGTAGCACCCCTCATTTGGGAGGTGGGACCGGTGCAATTCCGGTTCGGGGCCAGCGCGTTCAATCTTCTTTCGAAGGATGGGAACTGGCGTGGAGCCTGACGAGATCGAGACCCGTTTCACCTACCCGTCGCCGGGCGACCGGGACAGGGACAAGGAGCGGCACCGCCGGATCTGCGCCGAGTTCAAGCGGCTCGCGCACGAGCTGAACGAGGTGCTGCCGTTCTCCCGTGAGGCGATCCTCACGTTCGCGCGGCTGGAGGAGGCCCACATCTGGGCTCACATCGCCGTCGCGCGGCACGACCACGACCGGCACTGAACCGGTCGCGGTATAGGGGCACCTACGCACGTGTGTAGGTGCCCCTTTGGCGTGTGCGGGAGCCATTCCGGGAGGGGGAGGGGTGCAGCGTCGCTGCCTCGACTGTCGGGAGTTGGCCACCCATCGGGGGCGGTGTGCCGCGCACTTCGCCGCGTACGAGCGGCGTACGGCGGTGCGGTTGCGCCGTCAACGTCGGGCGATCACCGCTCGCGTGTACGACGCCGCGGCGGCGTTGCGGGGCCTGATCCGCGAAGCGGGATACGTGCCCTGCGCGCAGTGCGGCCGGCGGTTCCCCGCTTCGTCCGTGGAGGTGGACCACGTACGTCCGCTGTCGGACGGCGGGCGCGATGTCGCCGCGAACGTGCAGATCCTCTGTCGGCCGTGCCACCAGGCGAAGACCGACCAGGGCCGCGCAGACGAACGCGGGCCCTGAACGATGATTCATTGGAGATCAACCTTGAAGCTGTTTGAGTGGCTGGTCGGCCTCGGCAAGAAGTCGCCGAGCCCCAAGCCGACCGTTGTTCTGGTACACGGCGCGTTCGAGGACGCAGCGGCGTGGAACGGCGTCACGGTGCGGTTGCAGCGGTGCGGTTACCGCGTGCTCGCTCCGGCTGTTCCGCTGCGCGGTATCCGCGCTGACGTGACGTACCTGGACCGGTTCATCAAGAACGTTGACGGCCCGGTCGTGCTGGTCGGGCACTCCTACGGTGGCGTGCTCGTCACCGAGCTGGCCGCGAGGAACGAGCACGTGTCCGCGCTGGTGTACGTCGCCGCGTTCATCAGCGAGGCCGGGGAGACCATCAACGCCCTGAACACGCAGTTCCCTGGCACGCTCCTGCCGGAGGCCACGTACACGGTGGACTACGGCGACGGCATCGACATGTACGTCAAGCCCGAGTCCTACAAGCGGCTGCTTGCCGGTGACCGTCCGTCCCGTGCGGCTGCGGTGACTGCGGCGGGTCAGCGTCCCATCGACGTGTCGGCGCTCACCGAGGTGACGACCGCCAGCGCTCCGGGCGAGATCCCGAAGTTCGCTCTCGTGGCGACGCGGGACAACGCGGTTCCGGCTCAGGCGCAGCAGTACCAGGCCGAGCGGGCCCGAGCCACGGTCTACCGGCTGCGCTCCTCGCACGACGTGCCGACTTCCCACCCGAAGTTCGTGGTGCGGGTCATCGAGGCCGCTTCTCGCCGGGGTGAGAAGGGCGCCCGTGGCCTGGGCGACGAGTAACCGCAGGCAACGACTTCCCGACGACTGGCCGACCCGTAGAGCGGCGGCCCTTCGTCGGGACGGGTTCCGGTGCGTGGCGCTGCTGGCAGACGGCGAGAGGTGCACGGAGCCCGCTACGGACGTGGATCACATCGTTCCGGGGGACGACCACGCGCTGACGAACTTGCAGTCGCTCTGTTCCTGGCACCACGCGCGGAAGTCGGCGCGCGAAGGGCAGGCCGCGAACCGAGCGAAGCAGCGCCCGTCACGGCGTCGCCCGGACAAGCCGCACCCGGGGGAGGTTCGGTGAAGCTACATCTCCGCCCGCTGACGTTGAAGCAGGCGAACCAGCTCGTTGCGGAGCTGCACAGACATCACAAGCCCGTCGTGACGCATCGGTTCTCGATCGGGCTCTACGACGAGAACGGCGTCATGCACGGCGCGGTGATCGTGAACAAGCCCGTTGCGCGTCTCACGCCTCAGTACAAGGTCGCCGAGGTGTCTCGGCTGGTGACCGATGGCACGCCGAACGCGTGCTCAATGCTGTACGGCGCCGCTGCGCGTGCGGCTCAGGCCATGGGGTTCGAGCGGATTCAGACCTACATCCTGAACTCCGAGCCGGGCACCTCGTTGAAGGCGTCCGGCTGGAAGCTGGAAGGGATCACCAAGGCAACCCCGTGGAACAACAAGACCCGCAAGCGCAACGACTCACACCCGGTGGTCGATAAGCAGCGTTGGGGGAAGCGACTGAACCCGGAGTGGGCGGGCGACACGGACTGAGTGTCACGCTTCGTGTCGGGGACCCTGGGGGGTGACCCGGTGATCATGAGCCGGAAGACCGCAAGCGTATAGCAGGTCGCTGTCTGTACGGGTTCCAAGGTCGATGAGCCCATGATCCCCGGGGCGCGCACACACAGGGTTACCCCTGGACGCGGAGCACTTCCCGCACCCGGGACAGCCCAGCGTGCCGGATCAGGTGCGCTGTCCCGACACGGTGAGTCTGCGGACCCATCGCGATGACGGGCACCGGGTACCGCTCGGCCTCGACCAGTTCGCGACCGGCCGCAGGGGTGAGCCCCAGAATCTCCGACGCCTGATCGAGCGTCACGGCGGGCGGTAGCTCGTAGTCGCTCGCGTCCGCGCTCTGGTCCCCCCGCACGGCCAACACCAAGTCGTCAAGCGGGTCCATCGCCGCACTGACAGTGGGCTGTTCGTCACTCGTCATACGCCCAGGCTAACGACGCCACGGGCTGTTCGTCCTGATCTTCATGCACTGGGAGGTGAACGCTGTGCCCGGACCCGTTCCGAAGCGTTCCGATCAGCGCCGCAGGCGCAACGCCAGCGACGGCCCCGAGGTGGTGAAGGCCCCGGGTGGCGCCGTCCCGGACATCCCGCCCGCTGACGAGAGCTGGCACCCGATCGCCGCGCGCTGGTACGCCTCGCTGCGCGAGTCGGGGCAGTCGCAGTTCTACGAGGCGAGCGACTGGGCCATGGCGGTCTACATCGCCGAGGCCATGAGTCGGAACCTCGCGGCCGGCCGCTTCTCCGCGCAGCTCCTTCAGACGGTGCTGTCGGGGATGACTGATCTTCTGACTTCGGAGGGCGCCCGCCGTCGTGCGCGGGTGGAACTGGAGCGCAACAACAGCGCCGACGACGCCCAGGAGGCGGAGCGCATGGCGCTGATGAATTCCTACCGGAAGGCCGCCGGTTCGCCCGAGGCGTGAAGTCGGCCGTTCTGTATTTCGGGGTGAGTCACCTACGCACGTGTGTAGGTGCTTCGTGGTGCTCGGAAAGGGGGTGAGCCCATGACAGCCCTGACGCTCGAACCCGTTCGTACGTGGCCCGATACCGTGCCTCCGCCGACGCGAACTCTTGGCTGGGAAGTCCTGGAATGGACTTCTCGGTTCCTGTTGCAGCCGGACGGACCGGACGCCGGTAAGCCCTGGCGGTACACGCCGGAGCAAGTCCGCATCGTGTTGCGCTGGTACGAGATAGACGAGCGAGGCGCGTTCGTCCACCGACAGGGGACGATTCGACGCCTCAAGGGCTGGGGTCCACGGTAAGGACCCGTTCCTTGCGTCCCTCGCGCTGGTCGAATTCGTCGGCCCGTGCCGTTTCGGCGGCTGGCGCGCGGACGGAACTCCCATGGCAATACCGCATCAAGCGCCATGGGTTCAGGTAACTGCCGTCTCCCGGGACCAGACCCGCAACACCATGCGCCTTTTCGGGCCCATGTGTTCCCCGGAATTGCTGGAGACGTACGGGGTTGATCTCGGCAAGGAAATCATCTACTCGGCCCGCGGCGGCGTTATCGAGGCGGTCACGTCTTCCCCGCGTTCGTTGGAGGGTGGCCGCGCCACTTTCGTCATCATGAACGAAACGCACCACTGGATTTCCGCGAACCAGGGCCATGACATGGCGATGACCATTGCGGGCAACGTCGGTAAATCCAGGGGTGGCGGTGCGCGGACCGTCGAGATAACGAACGCGCCTTTGCCGGGCGAGGATTCGGTAGCCGAACGGTCCTGGCAGGCGTGGTCAAAAATCGCGGAAGGCAAGTCCCGTGACAGCGGAGTCTATTACGACTCCGTAGAGGCCCCGCCCATCGACTTGAGCGACCCGGACCAGCTCCGCGCGGGAATCATCGCGGCCCGGGGCGACGCGACTTGGCTTGACGTGGACTGGATCATTTCCACGATCTACAGCGGCCATATGCCGCGCTCTCAGTCGCAGCGCATGTTCCTGAACCAACTGGTCACAGCAGAAGATCAGTTGATCGCGCCGGAGGACTGGGACGCGCGGACGGTCGCCGAGGAGCTGGTTCCCGGCGACGAAATCACCCTCGGCTTTGACGGCGGACGGCGCGACGACGCTACCGCCCTCGTGGCCGTGCGCGTGCGTGACCGCCTGGTCCAACCGCTCGGGATCTGGGAGCGCCCGGACGGGCCGGCCGGTGACGGGTGGGAGGTTGACCGGCAGGCCGTTGACGACGCGGTTCGCTCCGCCATGGCGCGTTACCGGGTCTCCGCGTTCTTCGCCGACACCGCCTTGTGGGAAAGCTACGTCGATGCGTGGAGCGAGGATTTCCGGGACGAACTCCTTGTGAAAGGCGCTCCTCATTCCGCCGTTGGGCGGGATATGCGCGGCGGGCTCCAGGAGTTGACCGCCGCCAACGAACGGCTTGTGTCCGCCATCGAGAACGGCCAGCTCCGCCATGTCGGGGACGGTTCCCCACTGGGCAAGACCCTGCGTCGCCACGTGCTCAACGCGCGCAGGCGACCGAACCGATTCGGGCTGTCCTTCGGTAAGGAATCCCGCGAGTCCGCGCGGAAAGTCGATGCTTACGCCGCGCTGCTTCTCGCGGATCTGGCCCGGCGTCGGCTCCTCGAATCCGGAAGGCGTCACGCCCCGGAGCGTAAGGGCACTGTCTATTTCTTCTAGCCCCACCTACGCACGTGTGTAGGTGGTCGGCTTTCCGGGATATCCGGAGGGGGGTTCAATGGCTGTCGAGAGCGTCACCCCGTTGACGGCGGCGGATCAGGGGGTCAGCCGCCTGCGGAAGGACCGCGAACGACTCGACACGATAGACCGCTATGTACGGGGCGAGCATGACGGCCCGTACACGCCGAAATCCGCGACCGCCGAATACAAGCTCTTGGCCAAGCGCGCTGTCTCGAATTGGCTTCCGCTGCTGGTGAAAACTCCGGCGCAGGCACTCGCCGTTGAGGGTTACCGGCGCCAGGATTCGGGACCGGAGGGGGCGGCCTCGTCCGTGGAATGGCTGGCGTGGCAGGCGAACCGGATGGACGCGAGGCAAACGGCGATCCACCGGGCGGCGCTGGCGTTCGGGCTGGCGTTCGTGGTCGTGCTGCCGTCCCCGCGTGACTCCACGCGGCCGGTCATCCGGGGTGTGTCGCCCCGGCTGATATACGCGGCCTACGACGACCCCGCAGCGGACGAAACGCCGCTGTGGGCACTCCAGTTGGAGACGCTTCCGCAGCCCGGCAAGGGTGAGGTACGCGCGTGGTTCTACGACCCGCAGGGCGTCACCGAGCTGGCGATAGGCGGACGGGGCGGAGCCCGGATCACCGGCTACACCCGTCACGGATTGGGCGTCACGCCGGTTGTCCGCTTCGCTGCGGACATCGACCTTGAGGGCAGGGTCACGGGCGTAGTTGAGCCCATGATTCCGATTCAGGACCGGATCAATCAGACCACGTTCGATTTGCTCGTTGCGCAGACGTTCGGGAGTTTCAAGGTCCGCACGATTGCCGGTTTGGCGCCGGAATTCGAGCGGGACCCCAAGACCGGCGAAATCATCTACGAGAACGGCAAGCCGAAGGTCATCCCGGTTCAAGCCGACGCCTCCCGGTTCCTGGTCGCCCCGGACCCGGATACCAAGTTTGCGCAACTGGACGAAACCCCGCTCGCCGGATTCCTTGAGGCCATCGAATCGGCGGTGCGCACGCTCGCAGCAGTGAGCCAGACCCCGCCGCATTACCTTCTCGGCTCGGTCGTCAACCTTTCGGCGGAGGCGTTGGCCGCCGCAGAGGCCGCGCTCACGCGGGCGGTGGACGAGTACAAGCACCTGTTCGGGGAGTCATGGGAGCTGGTTCTTCGGCTGTGCGCTCGCGTCGCCCAGGTGGCGGAGGACGAGCGCGCTCAAGTCCTCTGGAAGGACGCCGAGAGCCGTTCTCTCAGTCAGACCGTTGACGCGCTCGGCAAGGCGGTTCAGCTCTTGCAGGTCCCGCCGCGCGCCCTGTGGCCCCGGATTCCGGGCGTCACGTCCACGGACGTGGAGGAGTGGGCGCAGATGGCCGAGGACGACGACCCCGCGCTCAGGCTCGCGGACTCGCTGACGCGGGCGACCGCTCCCGCCTCGGAGGGGACGGCCGGCGATGCCACAGCGTGAATCCGTCGCCCTGTTCGACGTGTACTGGCGGACGCAGGCCCGCACGGGCGCGAACGTCGCGGCGCGTGCCCTGGCGGAGTGGTCACGGGTCTCGCCCACGACCCTGGCGGCCTCCGGTCGCGCGTGGCTGGCGTTCGTCCTGGCGCTGCTCGGCCGGGAGCGTGCCCGCTCGCGGGAGGCCGCCGCCTCCTTCTACCGGCTCTACCGCGCGCTGGAGACCTCCGCCACGCTGCCCCCGCTGTCAGGCACGGCGGACGGACCGGTGACGCTCGGGGAGCTGCGCGACGACTGGGCCCAGTTCGCGGGAACCCCTCGCGCTCCCCAGTCCAATGACGAGGAGCTGGTTCAGGTCGATGACTTCGACTGGCCCGAACCGGACGAGACCGCGCAGGATTCGGCGGCTCGCGTCGCGTTGGCCGTGACCGGACCCGCCCGTGTACGTGAGGCCATCGACCAGGCGTCGAACCTCACCGAGCGCGGGCGGCTGGACTCGGCCGACTTCCTGAACGAGTTGGACGAGGTGATGCGCGACGCCGGGGTGAACACGGCGGGCGCAGCGGACCGCGAGGCACTGCGCGGCGGTCGTGAGCTGATCCGCGACGCGTCCCGGGCGGACCGACGCGTGATCGGCTGGGCTCGGGTCACGGACGGGTCGCCGTGCGCGTTCTGCGCGATGTTGGCCAGCCGTGGCGCCGTGTACCGCTCGGAGGCGGGCGCGTTCTTCGAGGGACGAGGCCGGGCGACGGAGATTCCCCGGGACCCTGACGCACTCGCGGAACTGGAGCAGTACCACAACGGGTGCCACTGCCAGGCCGTACCGGTCTACTCCCGCGCCGACTTCCTGACCCCGCAGGCCCGGCAGTACGCCCAAGAGTGGGCGGAGGTCACGCGCGGTCTCGCTGGCGCTGACGCACGCCGGGAGTGGCGACGCCACATCGACGCCCAGAGGCGTTCGAGCTGACCACCTACGCACGTGCGTAGGTGCTCCCGATGCCCGCCGCGGCGGGTTCTTCCAGTCCTACGCCCAGGAGACAGCAGGTATGGACAACCAGACGACCACGCAGCCGGACGAGGGCCCGGAGCCGGAGGGCACGGGCAGCACGCCGGCCGACGAAGGGACGAGCGACGGCGGGGCGCCGCAGATCGAGGACACCGAACCGCAGGCGACCGGCGACGAGCGCGACGAGGACGCGCTTCCCGACTGGGCGCGCGCCGAACTGACGAGCGTCCGCAAGGAGGCGGCCCGGTACCGCGTGGCCGCCAAGGAACTGCGGGAGACGCTGGCGGCGGCCAAGAGCCCGGAGGAGTTCGAGGCGGCGTCCGCCCGTGTGACGGAGCTGGAGACCGAACTCCACCGGGAGCGGCTGGCCCGGACCTACCAGCTCCCTGACTTCCTGGCCTCCCGGATCACCGGGGAGACGGAGGAGGAGCGCGAGAAAGACGCCCAGGCGCTCGCCGAGGCGTTCAACGCGCGCACCGTTCCCGTGGGCCGGGGCGGTCTGGACCCGAGCGCGGAGGAGTCGCCCAGCGACCCGGCCGCCCTGGCTCGGCTGGTCCCGCGTGGGCGCCGCTGAATCGCCCGACTTCTCAACGCCCCCATTTTCCGGGGGCTTTTCTATGCCCACTTGGGGGGAATACCTGAATGGCTAACCGAATTCTCAAGCCGGAGGTCATCGCCGCAACAGCCCTGGGGCTGCTGGAGCGTGACCTCATCCTGGCCAATCTCGTCTGGACGGACGGCGAATGGGATTTCACCGGTGCCAAGAACGACACGGTGACCATTCGCGTTCCGGCCCGACTCAAGGCCCGGGAATACGAGTGGCGCAACGACCGGTCCGAGTCCATCGTCATGGACGAGGTGCGGGAACACCGCGTTGACATCCGACTGTCCAAGGACATCTATTCGGCCGTGGCAGTCACGGACGAGGAAATGACCCTGGATATCTCGGACTTCGGCGCGCAGATCCTTCAGCCGCAGACCCGGGCCGTGGCGGAGGCCATTGACGACAACGTGGCCGCGCTGATCGAGGGCGCGCCCTACCGCACCACGCTGCCGATCGACGGGCGCGACCCGTACGTGTCGGTGGTCGCCGCGCGCAAGGCGCTGAACCGGGCGAAGGTTCCCCGGGGAGGCCGGTGGCTGCTGGTCGGCTCGGACGTGGAGGAGCGCATTCTCCTGTCCGAGCGGTTCAACAAGGCGGCGTCGGCCGGTGAGGAGGCCGCCGTGTCCGCGCTCCAGGAGGCGACCGTAGGCCGGATCGCCGGGTTCACGGTCGTGCAGTCCGAGGCCATCGACCCGTCCCACGCGTTCGCGTTCGTGCCGTCCGCGTTCGCCGTGGCAACCCGGGCCCCGGTGGTGCCGGACGGCGCGACGGCCGGTGCTCGGGATGAGTTCAACGGGTTCGCGATGCGGTGGATCAGGGACTACGACAGCAACCGCCTGCGGGACCGCTCCTTGGTGAGCACGTTCGCCGGGTTCAACGTCGTGACCGATCCCGTGGGCGAGCCGGACGCCGAGGACCCGCCCATGGAGCTGGTCCGCGCCGTCAAGCTCGAACTCCCGGACAACGCCCCGGCCCCGGCTCCGGCGAGCCGCCGCAGCTCGAAGTAACCGGGGGCGGCGATGGTGCAACCGCTCGCCAGTCTGGAGCAGTTGACCGAGCGCCTGGGCTACCGGCTCACCGACCCCGAGCGGGTCATGGCCGCGGCAGCCCTGGCCGACGCCTCCGCCCTGGTCCGCGCGTACGGGGCGCCGTGGCCGAACCCGGCCACCGCCCCGGCCGTGGCGGTCTCCATCACGCTGGCCGCCGCAGAGAGGCGGGTCAGGAACCCGGAGGGATACCGCGCGGAGGGCCAGGGCGGCTACTCCTACCAGCTCCCGGCAACGGCGCCCACGGGGGTGGCGCTGACGGACGCCGAGATACGGCTACTGCGCGCCGAGGCGGGAACGGGCGGACTCTACTCCGTGCCCGTCGAACGCCACGGGGGCACGCTGTGAGCCTGCTGAACAAGGGGCCCGAACTGGTCACCATCTACCCGACCGTGCCCAGCGATGACGGGTACGGCGGAACGCAACCCGGCCCCGGGGAACCCGTCCGCGTCCAGGCCCGCGTCATGCCGGCCGACGCGGACGAGGCCGGGGAAGCGGGCTACCTCTCCCCCACCACCTACCGCGTGTACGCGCGCTCCCTGCCCGCTGGCCCCTGGTCACGGGTGGAGTGGCGCGGCGAAGTCTGGTCGGTGGTGGGGGAGGTGGAGCACTTCGGCGGGTCGCGTCGCATCGCGTTCGACGCGGCCACGATCCGCAAGCGCTCGTGAACGGGGGCACCTACGCACGTGTGTAGGTGCCCCGCCTCGCCAGACCAACCAGGGGGGTGGACGGTGGCGAGCGTAGATCCGCGCCTTGACAGCATCGTGGCGCACATGCCCGAGGTCAGGGCCGAAGTCCGTGAGGAACTGGAGCGCCGCGCCGCGCGGGTCCGCGCCGTGGTGGCCGCACACGTGGCAACCGGCGCGCTGTCCCGCTCGCTGGACGTGGAAGTCAGTAACCCCGACTCCACAGTCAGCATCGCGGACCCCGCGATCATCTCCATCAACTACGGGCACCACACGGTGAACGGCGTATGGGTGGAGGGCATCCACGCCATTGAGGCGGGTCTCACGTGACGACCCCGCCCGTTCTCCCCGACGTTGACGCCCTGGTGACAGCGGCGCTGCGCGCCGGGCTTCCGCGCGGTGTCGCGGTGCGGGTTCTGTGGCCCGACGACTGGCCGAAGCTCCTCCCGCTGGTCGTGGTCCGCAGGGTCGGGGGCACGGCTGTTGATCCGATCGGCCTCGATGCCGCAGTGATCGACATGCAGTGCGCCGCACCGACCCGACGCGAGGCGTCAGCCCTGGCCCGCACCGCCCGCGTGGTGCTGCTCGGCGCCTGCCGCGCCCAGTTCGCCGGGGAGGGCGGTTACCTCAGCCACGGGGAGGACCAGGGCGGACCGTTCGAGGTTCGCGACCAGGACCCGGCCGCGGGGCCGGACCTCTTCCGATTCCTGGCCACGTTCCGCGTGACCGCGCGCCCGCACTGACGGCGCCTCTTTTCTCTTTCTCTCCTGGCCGCCTCCGGGCGGCTTTCTCATGCCCACATGGAGGCATTTCGTGTCGCTGGACGACAACGCCCCGATAGTCGCCGGAGGGGGCTACATCTATTTCGCGGACGAGGACACGCCCAAGCCGCGCGTCACTGATCCGCTGAATCCCGGCCGGGCGTGGACGAACATTGGCCACACCAGCCGCGAGGATCTGCCGGAATTCGGCAGGGACGGCGACGACCCGGAAACCATGGGGTCTTGGCAGAACTCCAAGCTCCGCCAGACCACACCGGACATCACGTACTCCGTCACGTTCCAGGCGCTCCAGGCGACCGCCGACGTGTACCGCCTCTACTTCGGGGCGGACGAAACGTTTGTGCAGCCGGATGGGTCCATTCGTATTCCGGCTACTCCGGTGCCTCAGATTAAGGCGCTGCTCGTGGTGCTCGTGGACGGACGCAAGTTCATTCCGCTGTGGCACCCCCGTACTTCCCTTCTGGGGTCCGACGCCATTTCCATGGCGACCGACGACTTTGTCATTTTCCCGATCACCGGGACGTTCCTCAGTTCGCGCCTGATCGGCGGCGCCGTGGGTGAGTGGGCCCAGGTTCTCCCGCTGCGGAACCCGAATGCTGCCCGGCAGCGGAATTACGAGGGTGGCGCCTTTGGGTTCGGCGCCGCTGCGGAAAGGGAGGCTGATTCGCTGTGACCGACGCTCTGTCGTGCGCTGACCTGATGGCCGAGGCGCAGAACGAGTACGAGGCGCTGCCGCTGGAGACGCGGGCCGGTCAGACGGTGCAGCTCCGCAATCTGCTGATGCTCCCGCCCGAAGGGCTGAAGGCGGCTCAGGTCATCCTTTCCGCGTTCGAGGACGGCGCCGACCTGGAGAAGATGGGCCCGCAGCTCCGGGACCTTCTCCTTACGGTCGCCGACGACACCAAGGCCATGGCCACCGAAATGCGTGACTGGCCGCTGGGGATGTTCATGCGGGTGGTCACCGCGTGGCAGGAGGCGACCCAGGCCCCGGAAGTGCTGGACTCGGCCAGCTAATCCAGGACGGACACGGCGGGGCTCTGAGAGCCGATCTCCAGCGGGTCTATGGACTGGATCTCGCGGATATCTGGCGGGGGAAACTCACGCCTCGCCGTGTCTGGACACTGGCCGAGCATCTTCCGGACGGGTCCGAATTGACAGCGGCCCTTGCGGGTGGGCCGGAACACCGGGGATGGACGCTCCAGACATACCTTCTCGCGCACCTCCTCAACGCTGTGCGCTATGCCGACGCGAACAATATTCGTGTCAACGGAGGAAAGCTAAAGAGCGAACCCCGACCTGTGCGGACCCCTCAATTCAGGGACCGTCGCCCGACGCTGGATCTCGCGAATCACCCGCTCGCGCAACCGGTGCCGGACAAATACATTAGGGGGTGAGCTATGCCCGGCCCTGGGGGGCGGGAAGTCGGGCGGCTCTCAATTCGTGTTCTTCCGAACACGGCGAATTTCGCGCGGTCTCTCCAGCGGTTTCTAGACCGCATCGAATCCCGGGCAAGAATCCAGATCCGGGCGACTCTCGACACCTCCGGGTTGTCCGAGAGCCTGTCCACGGAGCTGGCCCGCCTGGAGCGGCGGACCAAGGCGGTCCGCATCCCGGCCCGGCTGGTCGTTGACCGGGGGGAGATAACCCGGCTGCGGGCGGAGTTGGCGGGGATACGGCCGCTGACCATCCCGGCCCGGCTGGACGTGGACCGGTCCGGCCTGGACGGCTTGCGCTCCTCGCTCGGCTCGCTGGTCGGTTCCGGAGGCGGCGCGGCGCGCGGGCTTGGCTCGCTGCTCGGCAGCCTCGGGCGCCTGACTTCGCTGGCGTCCGCCATCCCGGCCGTGTCCGCGCTCGCCGCGTCGCTGGCGCAGATGGCGCCCGCAGCGGGCCTTGCCGCTCCGGCGCTGCTGGCCGTGGGAACGGCCGGCGCCGCCGTGGCGATCGGTACGCGCGGGGTCTCCGATGCCCTGGCGGGCGACGCCGAGGCCCTGGCCCGACTGACGCCCGCCGCCCGGGAGTTCGTCCAGGAGACGAGGGCGCTCGCTCCCGCCTGGCGAGAGGTTCAGTCCTCGGTTCAAGAGCGGCTGTTCACCCGGCTCGGGGAAACGCTCAGTCGAACGGCCAGCTCGGTTCTGCCGGTACTGCGGACGCAGCTTTCCGAGTCGGCAGGCTCGCTGAACTTGATGGCCCGCCAGGTGCTCAACACCGCCACGGGTCTGTCAGAGTCCGGGGCACTGGGCCAAGCATTGGCCGGGGCGAATGCGGGATTGCGCAACCTCATCCCGCTACCGGCCGTGCTGGTCCAAGGTCTGGTTCAGATCGGTGCGGCGGCTGCTCCCGCATTCGAGCGGCTGACCGCATCGGCGGGCCGTGGCCTGGAATCGCTCAGTCAGCGAATGGCGAATGCCTTCGCGGACGGCACAATGCAGGCCGCAATTGAACGCGCCGTTGCTCTGGTCCGGTCGCTGTTTTCCACGCTGGCCAATGTCGGCAGAACGCTGGCGAATGTATTCGGTCCGGCAGCGGAGGCAGGGGCAGGCTTCCTGCCGATCCTGTCTCAGATAGCCGAGACCGCCGCCCGGGTCACTGCGAGCCCGGAAGCACAAGCCACCTTTCAAAACCTCTTCACTACCCTTTCCGCTGTAGCGGGGGTAATCGGCGGAACCTTGTCGGCTGCATTGCAGGCCGCATTTCCGCTGCTCTCGACAATCGTCAATACGCTGTCGGGACCGCTACAGCAATTGGCGTCCACCCTGACGCCGGTACTTCAGAATCTCGCGGCGCAGCTCGGTACCGCCCTCGGCCCTGCCGTTTCTGCGGTTTCCTCGGCGCTCGCCATGATTCTGCCGATTGTCGGCCAAGTGGTCTCGCAATTGGCGGAAGGGCTCGGCCCGGTCCTCATTGCTGCGGGCACGCAGGTGGGGCAGGTCGCGTCAGTTCTTTCAACAGCGCTTCAACCAGTTCTCGCGAATCTTCCGGCACTCCTCGGGCCGCTTATTTCCACCTGGAGCAATCTTCAAGTCGTCCTAGTTGGAATTGCCGGTCAGCTCCTTACCGCGTTGACGCCTGCGCTCACCACGGCCGGGCAGACCATTGGTCAATTGATGGTCGCGGTGGGGCCGCTGATAGAAACGCTCGGCACGCTGGCGGGACAGCTCCTCACTTCCTTGACCCCAGCGCTTATCACGGTCGGTCAATCCGTCAGTGAGCTGATGGTCGCTTTGGGGCCGCTGATCGAGACCTTGGGAACGCTGCTGGTCAACGCCATAAATGCGATCCTTCCGGCCGTCACACCCGTCATCGCGATTATCGGTCAGCTCGCGGAAATCCTCGCTAATCTCCTGGCATCGCAGATCACGAATATAGTGGTCCCCGCCATCGAGATGATAACGGCGCTGCTGCGGGGGGATTTCACGGGGGCGGTAGACGCGGCGCGTGCGCTCCTTTCCGGACTGCTCACGCACTTCGGAAACATCTTCACGGGCATTATCGGGGTGGTCTCGGCTGGCGTCGGGTCGGTCATTAGCTGGTTCAGCGATATGGCGTCCCGCGCCGTTCAGTGGGTCACGAATATGGGGCCGCGCATTCGCGATGCAGCGAGCGGCGCCATGGCCTCGATGGTCCAAGCGATTTCAAGCGGTGTTTCCAATGCGGTGTCGGAAGTGTCAAGGATGCCCGGCAGGGCCCGTGACGGCCTCGGGGATTTGGGATCGTACCTGTACAACTCCGGCCGCGCGCTCATTCAGGGATTCATCGACGGTATCCAAGATATGGCCGGTGCTGCTGCGGATGCCGCGCGGGGTCTGCTGAGCGGTGTTCGGGATCTGCTGCCGTTCAGCCCTGCGAAAGAGGGGCCATTCTCCGGTAAGGGTTGGACGCTGTTCAGCGGTCGGGCTATTTCACAGTCCTTGGCTGACGGAATTCTTGAGGGAAGGCGTCAGGTTCGGTCCGCCACTATGTCGGTCGTGGAGACCGCGCAGTTCAACTTGAACGGGATATCAGGTCGCGTTCCGGATCTGCGGCGGCAGCTCGGGGGAGTCACCGGGGATCTTCCGCTGTGGGTCGGGGGGTCTGCGCTGGTGCGTCAGGAAAGCCCGTCGGCCTCCGGGCTCGGTGTCCTTTCACCGAACGGGGGCGCGGCTGTGCAAATCGAGAACTTCCATGCAGGCGGGCTCACGCCTCAAGAGGTGGCCCGCGAACTGGAATGGCAAATGCGTTCACGGGGGTGAAAAGTCATAGACGAACTGATAACCCAAGACGGGCAGATGCAATGGGCTGGTCTGCTGCTCGGGGAGTCCACGCCGTATGTCGGTGTGCAGCTCACCGGGTGGGATGACCTCCCCGACATGGCGTCGGGCACGGTGACCATGCCGACGCAACACGGGGCGTGGCCCGGTCCCCTGCTGGCCGGGGTGCGCGTGCTGACGTGGGACTTCCGGATTCTGCCTCGCAGGATCTCGGACTTCCCGCGTCTGCTCGCCCGGCTCCTGGCCGTGACCGGCGTCCGCCAGGAGGAACAGCCTCTTGTCGTGCAGCTCGCCGGAGTTCGCCGCGTGGTGTTCGCCCGGGTGACCCGGCGCGCGCTGACCGCTGATCGGGTCTACACCCGAGGCGAGCCCACGGGAACGGTCGTCTGGGAGGCGTCGGACCCGCGCCGGTACGAGGTGCGACAGCACGTCGCGCGCACCGGACTGCCGACCCCGGGCGAGGGGCTGCGCTGGCCGTTGTCCTGGCCGCTGGACTGGAAGCGGGAGGGACCACCTACACACGTGCGTAGGTGGTCGTCCCCGGGCGCCGGCCGTCTGGTCGTGGTGAACGCGGGCGACGCCCCGACACATCCGGTCGTGGAGTTCCGGGGGCCGCTGCTGCGTCCGTCGCTGACCGACATGGACACCGGGCGGGTTCTGGAGTACGCCACCGGGCTGCGGCATGGCGACGTGCTCACCGTGGACACGGCGGCGGGGACCGTGCTCCTCAACGGCGTTGAGTCCCGGTTGTTCACCGCGACTCCGCGCAGCACGCCCGAGCGGCTTTTCACGCTGGAGCCGGGCACGACCCGGTTCGTCTTCAACGCGGAATCGGGGCGCTTCGACACCGCCGCTTCCGCCTCGATCGTGTGGCGTTCCGCCCACTGGTGAGGAGACAAGAACGAATGACCGTACGTAGTGGTTGGCTGCTCGATCACGACGACCACGGAGGCGGGCAGAGTCGGACGGACACGCGCATGGTGCCCGTGGGCACCTGGACGCCCACGGGGGAACTGACCACCCGAGGCGGTGTCATCCCCGGAGGTGACCCGTTCGCGCTGACCCGGGTGGCTGACATGCAGTTCGCCATTGGTCCGGGTCGGGCGATCGTTCAGGGCCGCGCCGGGCAGGGCGCCTACCCGGTGGCGGTCACCTCGCCCGAGGTGCTGTCCGTGGACGACGGCGACCGGCAGTTCCCGAGGATCGATGCCGTGGTGTTGCGGGTGCTGGACTCCCGGCACGACCCGGTACGCACCTCCCGCGCCGTGGTGGAAGTCGTCCAGGGCGCCCCGAGCGAACATCCGATGTCCCCGGAGATCACCGGCACAGCGGAGCTGCTGTACGAGATCGCCGTTCCGGCCGGGGCGTCGGTGTGGTCGGGCGGGATCGACTGGCCCAACGCGATCACCGACCGGCGCCGGACGACCGCCGCGGCGGGTGGCATCACCCCGGGTGGCTGGTCCGACTCGTGGTCGGGTTCCTACCCGGGGCAGTACCGCGACACGGGCGGGGGCCTGGAGCGCTGGGACGGTTCGGCCTGGACGCCGTACCCGGGTCCGGAGGCCGCCGTGTCCTGGACGCCTGCCGCGCTGGCGGAAGGGTTCACCAACGGCGGGAACCGTCAGGGCCCCGTGCGGTACCGGCGCGTGATGCTGGCCGGGGTCCCGCACATGCAGTGGCGGGGCGGGATCGGCTGGGAGACGGCGGGCGACCCGCCCAATGACGGCGACGTGTTGGCCCGCGCGCTCCCCGAGGACTTCCGCCCGCAGCGTCACACCCCGGTGTCGGCGCCCGCCGGAGGCGTCCCGCTCAAGATCGATTTCCAAACCTCCGGTCAGGCCCGGCTGATCGTGCCGTCCGGGGTGACCACCTGGGCCGGGTTCGGCGGCATCCTCTACCCGCTCGACCGGTAAGGGGGACGCGGTGCCGGAGACCACTTCGGCCCCGTTCCGCGTGCTGTTCACCGACCTGTTGTCGGACCAGCCCCGTGACGTGCTACCGGTCTCGGGGCTCCGGTTCGACGACTACATAGGACGCAGCGGCGCCCTGTCGGGGACCCTTCCCGTTCCCGACAGGGCCACCGCCCAACGCGTTCAGCGCGCGGTCATCCCGGGCCGTACCGCTGTGTGGGTCGTGAAGGGCTCGGCCGTGTGGTGGGGCGGGATCGTGTGGACGCTGACCCCGAGCATGGACGAGCGCGGGTTCGTCAGCGCCGATCTCCAGGCGGCGACGTTCGATTCGTACCTAGACCACCGCATCGTGTTCGACACGCTGACCAGTGGACGCGCGGATCAGTTCGACGCTGCCCGCCAGCTCGTTGACTACGCCCAGTCGCTCCCGGGCGGAGACATCGGCATCACGATGGACGACGCGCAGACCTCCGGCGTGGCCAGGGACCACACTGTGACGGGCACGGACATGACGCGCGTGCGCGAGGCGCTTGACCAACTGGCCAGCGCCGAGGGCGGGTTTGAGTGGCGCATCCGTGCCACCGGGACGCCGGACGGCGGGCGCCGCAAGGTGTTGCAGCTCGGGTATCCGGTGATCCGCACGGGCGACCGGCCGGTGATGCTGACCCACCCGGGCAACGTGCTGTCGTACTCCTGGCCCGAGGACGCGACCGAGGCCGCGAACGTCTGGCGCAGCCGAGGGGCGACGCAGAACAGCAACCAGGCCACGAACAGTGAACCGATGCTCTCAGAGCTGCTGACCCGCGCGGCGGACCTGGCGGCCGGCTGGCCCCGCCTGGACGGCTCCTCGGACTACAACACCGTGCGCGACCGGCAGACCCTCAACGCGCACGCGTCGGCGGACCTGGCGGCGGCCCGACCGGTCACCATCCCCGCGCTTCGCGTGCGCCTGGACGAACTGACTCCCGACCTGATCGGCCGGACGGTCCGCCTGCGCGTGAACGACGTGTGGCACGGCGCGGGCCTGGACGCCTCGTATCGCGTCGTCGGCTGGCAGGCCACCCCGGAGGAACGCGGGAGCGGCGGGAGCGCAGAAATTTACTTGGAGGGATAGGACGTGGCGAACGTTCCACGGGATATCACCGACCGGCTACGACGGTTGGAGACCGCGCTCCGTGAGCTGAGCAGCGCGGCGAACACCGCCCCCGCCCTGGACCAGATCCTTGACGGAGACGTGGTGATCGGGGACGGCGGCCAGCTCCGCGCCGAAACCCCGGAAGGCCGCAGGGTGTTCAGCGTCGGGCAGACCCCGCGCGATGACTGGGGCGTCACGCTGGCACGGCAGACCGGAGCAGCGGCGCTCACGGTCGGCGCGGACCCCTCGGCGGACAACGCCCAGGTGATCCGCCTGGTAACCCGCGACGGTTCAACGGTCGTTGCGGACGACGCGCGCGCGGACGGGTACTTGGGCCTGCCCATCCTGCCGATTCCCTGGCAGCCAACCCCCGCGTGGCAGACCGCCAGCAAGACGACCGGCGGCCCCGTCGCGTGGTACGCGGCCTCCGTCGTCCAGTCCCCGGTGTTCCACCTGATCACCGAGACCTACGCCCCGCCGCGCACCACGGCCGCCATCACGCTGGAGTGCGCGACCGGCGACGGGTTCGAGGTCTGGGAGAACTGGACGGCCACGGGCGGGGATGACGGCGCCTGGGCCGCGCACACCGTGACCCGGCCCATGACCGGACTGCCCCACGGGACGCCCGCCACGTGGCGCCTGCGCCACCGGGTCAGTCAGGGAAGCGGCCGGATCACCACACACGTGATCGGCGCCTACCAGCGGAACACGGCCAGCGCCGACGAGGTGCCCGCCGCGGCGGCCAGCTCCGAGGAGAACGAGGGGGAGAACTGACGATGTGGGATGCAGTGCGCGAGTGGCTGCGCGCCAACCCCGTGCGAGTGCGCGCGGGTATCGCGGCCGTGGTCGGGTGGCTGTCTCACCAGGTACCGCAGATTGAGCAGGTGATCGGGTCTGACGAACTGGTCGGCGTGCTCATGGGACTTGTGACGCTGGCCCTCGGCGAGTCCGCGTCCCGACGCGTGGCCACCACCAAGGCCGCTGAGAAGACGTACGACGGACGGAAGTTGCCCGACTGATCAACCCCGGTTCAGCCCCCGGTGCCCGCGCGGCGCCGGGGGCTTTGCCATGCCCGGACCACCTACACACGTGCGTAGGTGCCCGACGTTTCCGCAGGTCAGTGACGTGTCGTCACACCCCTTTGTCGGGCGACAGATTCATAAGACTCCGTCGCTTGACAGGCCGTGCGACCGGCCCTTAGGTTCTTCTCAACGCACCGCACAGAGCGGGGCGAAGAGAAGAAAGAGGCAGCAATGAGCATCAAGGCCCCCGAGGGTTACATCTCGTCCTTCATCGGCAACGGCAAGGTGACCCACTGCATCCGGAAGGGCGTCAGCAAGACCCTGTGCGGGAAGGACGCGCGGAACGTCAGCGAGCGTCCGGGCACCGGGATCGCCTGCAAGGCGTGCGCCGCTCGCATCGAGGCCATGACCGAGGCGCCGGCCGCGACCACGGACAACGCGGAGACCCCCGAGACGCAGCCGGACACCCCCGCCGCCCGCCAGGCCCGCACCACCGAGGCGGTCAACGAACTCATCGAGAAGGTTCGCGCTGCGCTCAAGGCCGGGGACCAGGAGGCCGCCCAGGAGGCCACCGACGAGGCGGACCGCCTGATGGCCCCGCTTCCGCCCGCCATGCGCGGGATGCTGCGCGGCAGCCTGATGGAGGCCAAGCAGACCGAGCCGGACCCCGCCGCCACCCCGGCCGAGGAGACCGAGGACGCCCCGGCGGAGAACGAGGAGCCCGAGCCGATCACCACCCCGGGTGTCCACCGGTTCGAGAGCACCAAGGAGGCGTACGACGCCACGCAGACCCACGAGGAGATCAAGGACGGGGACGTTCTGATCATCGAGGGACAAGGCGTTGTCGGAGTCCTCTACAAGGCGTGGCCGTTCGCCGTCACCACCGAGTCGGGCGAGCTGCACCACAGCAACGGCAAGGAATACGAGTGGGACAACGGCCGGTACGTCACGAGCGTGGAACTGGCGGAGCAGACCGCCCGTGAACTCGGGTTCCCGATCTTCCGGGAGGAGCGCCCCGCGCCGACCGAGGAGGCCACCGACGAGGAGACCGCCGAGGACGCCGAGAACGGCGCGGTTGCCACGCGGGACGAGGAGCCCGAGGGCGAGAACGGGAACGCTGACCAGACTCCCGAGGCCCGCCCGCAGAACGAGACCGACACCGACGCCAAGATCATGGGTCAGCTGATCAAGCTGGGCGCCGGGCACGTGTCCGACGCGATCCGTGGCCGGGTCAAGGGGAACAAGAAGATCGCCGGTGTTCTTCTCGACATGCGGACCCGGATCACAGACAAGGACGGGGACCTTGACCTTCGGTCCGCCACGGACGAGGCCAAGAAGCGGTCCGCCGAGATGTACGGGCTCGTTGAGAAGGCGATCAAGGACCGGGGCGGAGACCACGCGGCCGACCTGTTGGGCGAGATGAAGTCCATCAAGCGCGGTGTGCAGACCGCCATGACGGATGAGGTTGTTGTCTACGTCCGCAGCCTGGACACCTCCCCCGCCGAGTTCATCAAGTTCGAGCGGGCCCGCGCGGAGTTCCCGGAGCTGTCCCCCTCCGAGGCGGTCTGGGCCTACTACGAGAAGGTGGGGAAGCCGCTTCCCCGCAAGACCCGCGCGGAGCTGGCCCGGGAGAAGCGCGCTCTGGCCAACGAGGCCCGGCGCCAGCTCACCGCCAAGACCGACGAGGAGCCGGAGCAGACCACCGAGGAGAACGACACCCCGGAGGACGAGGAGACCAAGAGCCAGCACGACCAGGACATGACCACGATCAAGCGGGCGATGAAGCTCATGGCGCAGATCACCGAGCGGGCCGCCGAGGGGACCACCGAGGAGCGCGCGGAGATCAAGGCGCAGCTTGAGGCGCTGGCGAGCGCGGTCACGGAGAACGCCGCGACGCTGTAAGCCCCCACAGGAAGCCGAGAGGGACCCTGCCAAATGAGGTGGCGGGGTCCCTCGCTTCATGCTCGCACACCGCGAGGCAGACCACCTACGCACGTGCGTAGGTGACCGTGCGGGCATCCCTCGCGCTCCCCCTCCGGGTGACACACCCGTTCAACGGAGGGGGCCCGGCGTGGCCGGACAGATCAGAACCATTCATCGAGGCGGAAGCCGCTTCTACGTGGCACCGGACGGGGCGAAGGTGCCCGGGGTCACGTCGGTGGTCTCCATGCTGCCGCGGCCGTTCCTCGTCAACTGGGCGGCGAAGATGACCGCCGAGGCCGCCGTAGACCAGCTGGCCGCCGTTACCTCGATCGCGGAGCGCGACCGGTCCGGGGCGGTTGACTACCTCAAGGGCGCGCACCGCCGCTACACCCAGAGCCGTGCCGACATCGGTTCGGAGGCTCACGACACGTTCGAGCGGCAGATCAGGGGCGAACGGGTCGGCCGGGTTCACCGGGACATCGAGCCGTACCGCGTCGGGTTCGCGGAGTTCCTGGAGACCGTGGCCCCCGAGCTGGTACGCGCGGAAGACGTGGCATGGAGCGACCGGCACGAATACGCCGGGAGCTTTGACGCGCTGCTGCGGGTGCGCCTGGACGAGAACGGCAAGCCCGACGAGAACGGCGAGCCCGCGCTACTGGTCGCCGACTGGAAGACGAGTCGGGCGACGTACCCGGACGTGGCGTTGCAGATGACCGCCTACGCGCGCGCCGACCGGATCATTGCCCCGGATGGCACTTCCGAGCCCATGCCGGCCGTGGACGGCGCGGCCGTGCTGCACATCCGTCCCGAGGGCTGGAGCTTCAAGCCCGTGCGCTCCGATGACGAGGTGTTCGGCGTGTTCCTCTCCCTGCGCCACATCTTCGAGTGGGACCGGGAGATCAGCCGGACCGTGATCGGTACGCCGATGGCCCAGAGCGGAGGCCGGTTCGTCACCGGTACGCAGCGACGCGCCCGGTAGGCCGGGCACCCCTTGCGCTCCCCGAGAGGTAGAGGGGCGGACCCGCAACCGGCGCACGATCAAGCCTTGCCGGTCCGCCCCTTCCCAATGTGGAGATCAGGGGGAGGAGAGCCGAATTGGCTCTACGCATTTTCGACACAGACCCGGCCAGCCGTCCCAAGCCGCGCCAGTTCCCTGACGATGTGGTCGGGCGGTTCCGCTCCGGTCGGATGGTGGGCACCCGCCCCGAGGCGCTGTCCGAGTGGCGGGTTACGACCGGTGACCCGGAGGTGGCCGCCGAGGTGGCGGAGCTGCTGGGCGGGGAGCCCGCCGAGTGGCAGACCACCGGGGAGGACTACCTAGAGGTGCTGACCGACGCGGAGTCGGTCCGGGTGGTCATCGACGGCCCCGACGCCCTGAGCGCCGACATGAAGCTGTGGGGTCCGCGCGGCCAGCTCGTTCACCACTGCGACGGCGTGAGCTTCCTCAGCCCGGACGAGGACGCCGGGAAGCCGTGCGGGTGCCCCGAGCTGCTGGCGGACCGGAAGGCTTACGCGAAGTCGGGACGCGGACCGTCGCCGTCCGTGAACCTCGTCTTCCGCCTCGCCGCGAACACCGGGCTCGGCCTGTTCCGGTTCGGCTCCTCAAGCTGGAAGCTCGCGGAGGTGGTCCACGAGATCAACGCCGCGCTGACCAACGTTGGGGGCCCGGCACGCTCGGAACTCACGCTTGAGCTGGTTCAGTTCCGGACCAAGGCGGGCGTTGACGTGGCGTTCAGGAAGCCGACCGTCAAGGTTCTCGGTCCCTGGAACGCCGAGACCGCCGAGTGAGCCTCACGGCCACCGCCGACGCCCAGCCGACCGGAAGCCTTTCCGCGCTGCTGCGGGCACTCCCCGACGCCGGTATCCGGCGCCCGCTGTGGGAGTTCGCCCCCGGCGACCGCAAGGCGGTCATTCACGAGCGGAAGCGCCGTTTCGGCTGGGATGACGGCGAGGGACACGACGATGGGTAAACGGGGCGTGGTCACGGACTACGCCGGGGAGGAACTGTATCCCGGCGATCTGGTCGCCTACGCGACCAGGCAGGGAAACCGGGTCCGCCTCTCGGACGCCATCATTCTGGACGTGACGACGTTTCTCGTTGACGGCCGGTTGCGCCCCATGCTGAAAGTGCAACCGACTGGGACCGAAAGCGGTTTCGTCAAGCGTCGTTCGCTGCGCTCCGAGTGGATCAGCGCGGAACACGTGCGGCTCATCCTCGTCCAGGTGACCGGCGAGAACGGCGACGAGTAGAACCAGCGGCAGCCAAGGGCCGGGCGATACCCAACGCGGGTGTTGTCCGGCCCTTTTCGCGCCCGGAGCACCTACGCACGTGTGTAGGTGGGGGGAGACCACACGTGGTCAATCGAAACAAGCAAAAAGGTACGGCGTGGGAGAGCGACGTTCGCGACTACCTGAACGCGACGCTCGGACTCGTTGACGACAACGGGAAGTTCCTCGATCCGTACAGCGCACTGAACGTGCGCCGCCCCGCGCAAGAGGGCTCGGCGGACGTCGGTGATATTCACTGCGTTCCGTTCGTTCTGGAATGCAAGGACGTGGCACGCCCGTCCGTTCCTTCTTTCCTGCGTCAAGCCCACATTGAGGCCAATCACGCAGGATTCCCGTACGGCGCCGCCGTGGTGAAGAAACGCCGCGCGAACGTCCGGCACGGCGCGGTTCATTTCAGCGTCCGCACGTGGACCGGAACTCGTATCGCACTCGGCATCACCGCAAAGGAAATGCTGACCGCTTACGGCTTTGAGCTGTCGGCGCGGGGACGGGACACCGGGCGCTGGTACTTCACGACGAACCTTGCGGAATTCGCCCGCCTCGTGGCCGACGTGAGGGCAGCGCACTGGCGAATTCAGGGAGGGAATCCGTCCGGGTCCGGAAGGGTGGGGAATGCAATTCGCTGACATCCTGGACCGGTTCCCCGATCGGGTGGAGCAGACGGACGGCGGATACCTGGCGACGTGTCCTGCACACCAGGACACCCGCCCGTCCCTGCGCGTCTGGCTGGGAGAGAACGGCACGGTGCGCGTCCACTGCCGGGCCGGGTGTGACCCCGCGGCCGTGGTGTCCGCCGCAGGGCTGAAGTGGGCGGACATGTTCAACGCCGAGGGAAGCGGGGGCCCGACCGTTCCCGCCGGCCGTCCCGGCCTGGTCGGTCCCGGCCCCGTCGCAGCGCTGCGCGTGTACGTCGATGACGCCTCGGTCCGGCTCCAGGACTTCGACTCGGGCACCGCGCAAGGCGCCCGGGACTACCTCCGTCAGCGCTTCGGCCTCGACCCGGAAGCAGCGGCGGAACTCGTCATCGGCCTGGACGAGGGCGACGAGGGAGCGGAGAACCCCTTTCCCTACCGCTCCCGCGCGTGGGTCCGCTTCCCCCGCCTGGTCGTACCGTTCGCCGACTTCTCCGGCGTCGTCCAGGGCGCGCAGGCCCGGGACCTCACGGGGAAGTCGTCCGCCCGGTGGGTCAGCCTGAGCAACCCCGAGGGCGGACGGTGGGGCTCGTACGGGGTGTTCCGGGGGAACGGCGGACGCGGGGTCATCGTGGTGACCGAGGGCCCGTCAGACGCGCTCACAGCGGTTGCGGCCGGGTTCACGGCCGTAGCCGTCCGGGGTGCCGCGCTCGCCAGCAACGGCGAGCTGGCGGAGGAGCTGGCGGCCGGGCTCAAAGGCTCGCGGGTCGTGGTGGCCGGTGACCACGACGCGGCGGGAGAAACGTTCACGCTGCGCCTGGCGGCAGCGCTCGCGGCCTCCCGGATCGATGTCTACACGCTCACCATCCCGCAGGCCGGGGACGATCTGACCGACTGGCGCGAGCGGGACCCCGAGCGCTTCCCCGAGCTGCTGCGCGCGGCCGTGGACTCCGCCCAGCCGGTCACGGTCGATGGCATGTCCTACGTGGACACGCGGACCGGCGCGCTCATCCCCGGGGACCGCGAAGCACACGAGGCCGTTCGGCTCGTGGCGGACCTGGCCGACCGGTACGGGCCCTCTGACGTGCTCAACGCTCACGCGCTGGTCGCGTTCACCAAGGGCACGATCAAGTACGCGCCCGGGTTGGGGTTCTTCTCCTGGAACGGGTCCACCTGGATTCAGTCCGATGCGGTGGTTCGGCAATGGGTGCATCACATGGGGGCCGCGCTCACTGCTGCGGCCTCCGACCGGCGCGAACGAGCGAAGCGCAACAACGGGGGCACGCTGCCGAAGGACTTTGACGACTCGTTGCAGCGCGCCGCCCACGGGTTCACCATGACACGGAAAATTGACGCGCTGCTGCGAGAGCTGCGAACGATTCCCTCGGTTCTCGTTGACGCCGAGGAATTCGACAAACGGCCCGATCTGCTGTCGTTCTCCAACGGGGTCGTTGACTTGCGTACCGGCCAACTCCGGCCGCACGACCCGGCAGACATGCTCACGGTCATGATCCCCATGCAGTACGACCCGCAGGCCCGCGCCGATCGGTGGGAGAGATTCCTCTCCGAGATCATGCCGAACATGCCGAGTATGCCCGCCTACCTCCGGCGCCTGATCGGCTACGGAATCACCGGGAATACCTCGGAACAGTGTTTCTGCATCCTTTGGGGATCGGGCGCGAACGGTAAGAGCGTTTTCACCGACACCCTTTCCGAGGTGTTCAAGGAGATCACGCGGACCACCCCGTTCGCGACGTTCGAGAGCAAGCGCAGCGGAGGAATCCCCAACGACCTGGCCGCACTTCGGGACGCGCGATTGGTCATGGCCTCCGAGGGTGAAGCGGGCCGCACCATGTCCGAAGCCACCTTGAAACAAGTCACCGGTAAGGACAAGGTGACCGCCCGCTTTCTGCGTCGGGAGTTCTTCACCTTCACTCCGTCGTTCCTGATCCTGCTTGCGACGAACCACCGTCCCGCATTCAAGGGGCAGGACACGGGATTGTGGAGGCGGGTCAAGATGATCCCGTTCACTCGGTATTTCGCCGAGGAGGAGCGGGATTACGAGCTGGCGGACAAGCTCCTTGAGGAGTCGGCCGGCATCGTTGCGTGGGCAGTGCGCGGGGCAATGGAGTGGTACGCAGGCGGATTGAAGGACCCCGCCCCCGTGAAGAACGCCACCCGCGAATACCGGGAAACCTCCGATGCTCTGTCGGGATTCCTGCCCGGCGTCATCGAGAAAACCGGCGACGACTCGGACCAGATCCTTGGAAACGAGGCGTTCACCTCGTACTTGGATTGGTGCGAGGCGGAGAACCTTCCGCAGAAAGAGCGATGGAGGAGAACCACCTTCTATCGCGCGTTGGAGGAACGCGGGGTTACACGCCGAAAGACCAAGCGCGGTATCACGCTGTTCGGGGTCCGCGAGAGCGGGACGACGGCCGCGGCAGCGGGGGGACCGGGAATCTTCGGCCAGCGGTAACCGACCCGGAAGGGTCCACAAGGGGTCACCTACACACGTGCGTAGGTGGCCCCTTTTCCTATGGGGGGAAAGCACGTTGCGCACCTATCGGCACATCATCGCCGGGGACACCATCACCGTTCGCGTCCCCGAGAACAACCACGACCTTGACGAGTTCGACCAGTGGGCCAGCAGTCTGCGCGGGCCCGTCGCACTCGACACCGAAACCAGCGGCCTGGACATCTACTCGCCGCAATTCCGCCTGCGCACCGTGCAGTTCGGCACGGCCCGGGAAGCTTGGGTAATCCACTGGGAGAAGGGCGGAGCCTTTCGCGGTTCCGCGCTGCGGGCACTACGGAACGCGGAACAGCTCCTCATACACAACGCCCCGTTCGACTGGTTGGTGTTGGACCACCACGCCGGGGTCACGCTGGAAAGCATCGCCCCGCGCACGACGGACACCCGGATTCTGTCCGCGCTGATCGATCCGAGACAGGCCGGTGAAGGCGGGACCGGGCACGCGCTGAAACCACTCAGCGCCCGATGGGTGGACCCCGCCGCCCCGGACACGCAAGAGGGACTGACGGAAGTCTTCCGCGCGTTCGGCTGGACCAAGGCCACGGGGTGGGCCCGCATCTCCATCGACCACCCGACGTACAACCTCTACGCCGGTCTTGACACCGTGCTGACCGCGCGCCTGGCGCCCGTTCTGCGCGCGGAGCTGCGCCGCCTGGACGTGCCAGACCAGCTCACCACCTACGAACACGAGCTGGCCCGCATCTGCGCGCAGATGCAGCGCACCGGCATCGAGCTGGACCAGCAGTACACGCGCCAGCTCGTGACCCGCCTCGGCATCGAGGCCCAGGAGCACGCCGACCAGGCCCGCCGGTACGGCGTGGAGTCGGTGAACTCCACGGCCCAGATCGCCGAGGCCCTGACCGCCATGGGCGAGACGCTGACCGAGCGCACCAAGAACGGCGCGCTCAAGGTGGACAAACCCGTTCTGCTGTCGCTCGCGGACCTTGACGACGACTGGAACCGCATAGGAGCCCGCACACCGAACGCTCTCGCCGTCGCGGTACTCAAGTCCAAGAGGGCCGGGAAATGGCGCCAGACGTACGGCCAGACGTTCCTAGAGACCGTTGACGAGAACTCCCGCGTTCACCCGTCAATCAACTCGCTCCAGGCCCGCACCGGAAGGATGAGCGCGACCCGGCCCGCGCTGCAAACCCTTCCGTCATCGGACTTCGTCATTCGTCGCGCGCTCCTGGCCGACGAGGGGCACGTCATGCTGTCCGCCGACTTCAAAGCGGTGGAGCTTCGTGTTCTCGCAGCGCTCGCCGACGTGGCGAAGATGAAGGAGGCCATCGACGCCGGGGCGGATCTCCACGGATTCACCGCGCTCCAGGTATTCGGTCCGAACTACACCGAGGAACAGCGAGATCTCTGTAAATCCATCGGGTTCGGAAAGGTCTACGGCGGCGGGACACTCGGCATTTCCCGAATGAGCGGCGCCCCCGTGGCTGCTGTGCAACGCGCCATCGACGCCTACGACCGGACCTATCCGGAGGTGCGCCGGGCGTCGAAGCGCTGGCAGCGCGAGGCACGTAACGCCGGGTTCGTCTACGTCTCCCCGACCGGCCGGCGCCTCCCGGTGGACCGGGACAAGGTGTACGCGGTCACGAACTACCTCTGCCAGTCCACCGCCCGTGACGTGCTCGGGCAAGCCCTGATCCAGATGGACGACGCCGGGCTGACACCGCATCTGCGCCTGCCGATCCATGACGAGGTACTGGCGTCCGTACCGACCGCCGCGGCCCCCGAACTGGCCCGTGAGATCGAACGCGCCATGAGCTTCCCCGTGTTCGGCGTGCCCATGGAGGCGAACGCCAAGATCGGCGGTCGCTCGTGGGGCTCTCTGTACGGCGCCGACTACTGACAGCCCATCACCACCCGCCGCAGGGACCACCTACGCACGTGTGTAGGTGGTCCGCCCCGGGTGCCCCAACCCTCCCAAAGGTCACGGAGTGGTTACGACGCCCCGCGCGCATCCTCCGCAAGAACGAACCGGATCGCCGCTTGAACGTGCTTCCTCACGGGCTGACCGTCATTTCCGCGAAAACACGCCTCGAACTCCTCGCCCCGCCATTTCGGTTCGTACGTTCGGAGGTAAAGCAACGACAAAGAGGCCAAAGCGCTAGCCCCACCGTCCGCGCTCACCCGGACAGGGGCTAACCGACGCTGCGCCCAAAGCGCCGCCTACCCGCCTACATCCGCGTGACGCCGACCAGTTAGCGCCCGTGCTCGCTGTGCTCGCCCCGTCCGGGAATCCCTTGCGCTCCCCCCGGGAGTGCAACCGATCCCGACGAGGCGGAGCACTCGTGATTTCCCTCACCGAACAGCAGATCAACGACGCCAAAAACAACGAGATTGAGGCGATCACCGCAGTAATTCGCGCGACCGAGGACAACGTAATCAACCTCTCTCGCCGCTACGCGCGAACCAACGGGACCCGTGACGACGCCCTTTCCGAGGAGCTGGCCCAGATAGGCCGAGTGGCAGTCTGGGAGGCCATAAAGCGGTTCCAGGGAAGCGGCGTCGGCAGCTTCATCAGCTACATAGACCGGACCGTGAAAGGGACACTCTCCGACGCCCGGAAGAGGGAGACACGACGGGGGGTCTCGCGCAGCGTCGCAGCGGACTTCGAGCGTGCTCTACGCGCGTCGGGAGGAGACCCGTTCGAAGCCGAACGCGTCGCCACCGACCCGGAAGTCATGGGCGACCGCCGCATGTCTCGGGAGACCGCGTACGCCGCGCGCCTGTCCTGGCAGGGAGCTGACTCCCTGGACGCCGTTGTCACGGACGACGCGGACAACGAAACGACCCTCGGGGAAGTCCTCCCCGGCGCCCTCCCGGTTCCCGGAGACCTCACCGAGCCAAGCGACCGGGAGACCCGCCACCGCCGCGCGGTCCGCGAGCGCGTACACGCCACCCTGGCCCAGCTCGGTGAACAGCAGCGCGCCGTACTCAAGGGCACGTACGGCATCGCCCCGATGCCCTACTACGGCACGCAGAACGACGAGGAGCTAGCGCAGGCCCTCGGGGTGCCGCGCGCCCGCATCCGGTCGATACGCGCCCGCGCACACGCCCGGTTCGAAACCCTCTGGCTCCAGGGCGCCAACGCTGACGCGTAGGTGACCGCCGGGACGCCGGCCGCGGGGCCGTCGTCCGCCAGCTCCTCCACGGGGACCGCCCGACACCCGCCGCCGAGGGCGGTCCCCGACCCCGCGTGTAGCGCGACGGAATCATGTGACTCCGTCACTTGCGCATTCGGGCGGCCCATGGGACCCTTAACGGGTTGCTTCGAGCAACACAAGGAAAGGTCCGGTAACGGACCGGACCGCCTTGATAAGTGAACAGAGGTCACCCGATGGAGTATCACCTCCAAGTCCTCAACACGGAACGCAGTTTGGGTCACCGGGTTGTCAGTCTCCACCGTGACGAGATCACGGCGGAACACGTCGCCGAGATCGCTCGGGAAATGGATCGCGCCTACGAAATCCAACTGGATGAGGGCGTTGTCTACGAACTCCGAGTGTGGGACGGCGACGAGGCTTTCTGGACCGGGCACTTCCTCTACCTCAAGGGGGAGCTGCACGCCGCCGAACCGCTCGGCGTCGAATTCCCGGCGCAGCCGATACCCGATGAAACACCGGACGAGGAGGGGCAGCCCGAATCGTCGGTGCTGGTGAACCTGGAAATCATCGACAACGACCAACGGGTCAAGGTGATAGAAAGGAACACGGTTCATGTCGGTAGCGTCTTCTCGGTGCCCATTGCCGAGATTGCCGAACGCTGGCATGACACCTCGGTCATCAAGCTGACCGAGGGCACCCGCTATCAGCTCGTGGTCAAGGTCAACGGTGAGGTGCTGTACGGCATGTACTACACGCGCCGGAACGGAAGGCTCCACGCCGGATGAGAGAAGCCCCCGGCAACTCGTATTTGCCGGGGGCTTCCCCCCGCAGGGTAGCCCACCGACCGCCACCCCAGGGACCACGCGACCAACCGGAAGGAACCGCATGGGTCCGCGCTGCGACGGACAGATCAGGAAGTCGTACGGCACCTTCGTGTGCAGCTATGACGCGGTGTGGAGCGTCGGCCAGCTCGGCCGGGCCGCCACGGCAACCGCCTGTGCCCACCACCTCCACCAAGTGATCAAGGATCTACAGAAGGCGCTGAGCTGGACAGAGTTCGTCATAACTCCTGTCAGTTCATCCTGATAGGTCGCGAACCTCACCAAAGAGCCACCTACACACGTGTGTAGGTGGCTCTTTGGTGTTCTGGGGAAATTTCACGCTCTCGCCATATATGGCGGTTCTATGACAAAGTCATATGCCGTGCATAGTTCGGGTCGGTACGGTTGAGGATGGAGTCCTGATCGGGACTCAGGTCACGGGGGTGAACTAGAGGTGGCCACAAGCCCAACCGACTGGAACACACCGACTGTCCTGATTCGAACGGAGGTGTACCTTCACGATGAAGAGGGGGACCACTGGGCGTGGCGAACAGCCGCACCACTCCTCCCCGACGCCCAGGAGTACGTGTACTCCGAGGAGGAGCTAGACCGCACGATCAACGTCTACGGGCAGCTCGTGGCGCGCATCTTCCAGCGCACCGAGCGCGTACAGCGGTTCCGGGTCCGGGCGCACGCTGCGCACCACGACCACCGGCACCTGTTAGGCGTGTTCGAGTGGCAACGATCTGAAGAGACAGGCCGACTGATCCCGGCGCAAGAGCCAACGATTCTCTGGACAGAGACCAAGAAGGTTCTGGCGTCCTGCGGCTGA